TCCTTGTTGTCGGGATCATGGTACCACAGAATCCAAGAATATTGGAGTTTTGTGGTCTCTATTTCTGAACCCATTTGTAATAGTACTACTATAGATTGTATCTAGATACAAAACGATCCGTTTTAAACATTAGCACGTGAAACGGATTCGTTTTAACACTATTGAAATACTATTATCTATTACAAATGAGCCTAACAATTGCACAAGTGTATTCGGTTCGTTTTGGAGTAAAGCTCCCACTTCCAAAGAGTGTTCAAGATAATATTGCAAAGCTTCGGATTACACCCGTAGCATACAAGCCATTCCGTCCTCCTCCTAAACATGGATCATTTCGTCCTAGGCATGAACATCACTCAAGACCAATTATTGCTGAGAATTGGCGAGAGAAGTCATTAAGCACATATGTAAGTATTTTAAAGGATAAGGGGGATCCTGACTACTTTGAAGTATTTGCAATTCTTAATAAGATCTGTGCTTCCAATCTAAAGCAGCTATCCACCCAATTAATTGAAATTCTACATAAACGTGATCAAGAATTTCGTCTGCGAGTTACAACGCTTCTATTTGATAAGGCTATTTCAGAGCACTTGTTTGCTAGCGTTCTTGCAGACTGTGCAGTACAACTTAATAATGAATTCTCAGAAGTATCTGAAGATTTTACTACTCAAGCTAAGATGTTCACCAAGCTATATGATATCAACACTACTCTAACATATCCTTCTGTAAGCGAAGTTGGATTTGCCGATAAGGTAATTCATTGGATGAAACAAAAAGACAAACGCCGTGGATATGCTAAGTTTCTTACACAACTATTTGTTCGCAACCTTGTACCAGAAGATGTAATTGTAACATCTATTAAAGATGTTATTATTGAAATGGATACAACTGCTAAGCAGGTAAAAAATGAACAAACTGAAGAAAATACCACACAATACGTGGACTTTCTATTTGAAAGCTCAAAGGTTTTACCAGCTTCAGCAACTGAACTAAAGAAGACTATTAAAATTGCTCTTGTAGAATTCCTTGCTATTCCTCGTCCCGAAGTACCAAATCTTTGTATGAGATCCCGTTTTCGACTTGAGGATACTCTTAAATGCGTTCAGTAGTCTCAATAGCAAACAGTATGTAGAAATAAATGGGTCTTCCGTCTGCTAGTGTTCTATTAAGAGCTGCTCAATTAGCCGTTGATGAGGACAAGCCAATATACCTTGATTATTATGAGGACAGTGTCAACAAGAAGTGTTGCATTGGTGTTCAACCTGATAACACAAAGTATCTTGTAAAGTCTGACAGCGAGTATACATCCACAATTCAAAGCGTTTTTAACTGTGATACATGCTACATTGTAGCAACGGAAAATAGTCTATATATTGTTTCGAAGTAAGTGCCTGTTAAGAAGATTGTAGGATCTTCATAGAGTTGAGTAGAATATAACAATGCAATACCCACCGCCACATTATATACTTTTTGAACCTCTTAATGATACGGAGACTCAAAAGGCGTGGATTAAATATAAGCAACTGCATGGTAATGAATGTGAATTTGCGGAAATAGATGCAGCAGAGATAAATACTGTTGAGACATTTTCACCTTGGTTTTATAATTGGATTTCTCAAGTCTCAACTAGTAGATCAACACGGATTCGAGTTCTCTTAGTTTACCATGCCGAATTTTTAACATTCTCATGCCAGCAAACTATTCGTCGTTCTTTAGAGGAACGATCTTTTAAATGTAGAGTATGGTTTCACATCGAAGACCCAACTATGCTTCAACCTGCAATACGAAGCAGATGTATTGTAAAACGAATGCCAACTTACATAAATACACCAACTATTAAACAACTATGAAAGTAGAAATCTATACCGATGGTGCGTGCTCTAAAAATGGTAGAAAGGGAGCACAAGCTTCTTGGGCATTCTATTTTCCAGAACACAAGTCAATTTCAGATGCTCAGCGAGTTCCTGAAGGACAATCTCAAACAAATCAACGCGGTGAACTTATGGCTATTACTGAAGCAGTTAAGGCTGCCGAAGTAGCATTTCCTGTTATTGAAACTGATCTAAAAATCTACACTGATTCAATGTATTCTAAGAACTGTCTAACAGAATGGTTACCTTCATGGATTCGTAATAATTGGAAGACTTCTCAAGGTGGAGATGTTATTCATCGGGATTTGATTGAAGAAACATCTAACCGACTATCTCGTTTCAAGTCATTTAATATCACACATGTCAAGGCGCATACTAGTGGTACAGATGAGCATAGTCGAAATAATCATATCGTAGATCGTATGGCTACTAAAGTTATCAATCCAGAAGAGATTAAAGAAATAACTTCAAATGGCGAAGAAGCACTTGAAGGATGTCCTCTTAAATTAATGGGTGCTCCAATTGGAGAACGTGAACTAGTAACATGGTGCATGACAAATATTGGAAAACTAGATGAAGGTGAACTTAATAAAGCTATTATTTCTGCTTTTACGAAGACGATTAAAAAGAAGGGGTTTGATGTAGAAAAACAGCGTCTGCATCGATCCACTTTGTATAGACTTAAAACGGATAGTGGTTTAATTAAAGAAGGTATCATAGTAACAAAGCAAGAATGAGTGTAACTGCCTACCATTTCTGGTCACCAACGTGTGCTCCGTGTAAAGTAATCAAGCCAGCAATTGAAGATCTAAAGGAGGAGTTTCATCAAGTTGTATGGGTATCTGTAAATACACATGATGATAAAGAAATGCTTTCTAACCGTTATGATGTATCAGTTGTACCTACAATTGTAGTAGAATCAAAGGATGCTAGTGGAGCTGTTATTAACCTAGATAAGCAAGTTGGAACAACTATGGGAGCATACTATCGTATTATTCGGAGTGCATTGCGTATCACTCAACTATTGTAGATGTAACTAACTCACCATCTTTATACGCTTCGCATACAAATTGGTCCTGATCGTCTACTTCTTGTGTTTTTTCATTTGATCCGCCTACATTTATTATTGTTTCTGATGCACCAAATCCACTTGGAGCAGTTCCTCCGGGACCTAATTTGTTTACACACGCATCTCCACTTAATGATTGAACAGTTCCAGGAGGACAGACAAAAGTTCCTGGTTTACCAGATGGGACTGGTGGTACAGGAGATGTACCTTTATATTTTGCAATTTGCTTCTGAATTCCGTATGACGTTCCTGCAAAAGTAATACCCATAATTACTGCAATAATTGCAGAGTATGTTCCGTACTTGTATGACGTGAGACAGTTGCTTCTGTGTAAAACAAACCATTGTAGACCAAATGTGATTGCACTTGTAATACCTAGTGCCATACTCTGGGGTCCTGCGCCGGTGTCCCATAGTTCAATCATTAGATACCATAGAACCGTCATTGACATAACAATGCCTTGAGGAGCAATCTTATTCTCAAGCCATTCGAACCCAGGAAGAGAACATAGATCAGTAGCGCCACCCTGCATTGGAGGTGGGGGACCAGGCATTACAGTTCCTTCTGGAAATGGCACAACGGGTGGAGGGAGAGGTAGCGAAGAAGCCGCAGCCGTACCAATAGCAGCAGCAGCTGCGGGTGCAGCAACTACTGGAGCCGCGGAAGCCACAGCAGCCGGCGTAGCCATAGCAGCCGTACCAAGAGCGGGAGCAGCAGCCACGACCGCAGGACCTGCTACGGCAGCTGTGCCCACTGCAGCAGCTGTTGCAACTACAGCTTGTACACCTGTTGATAGCTTTGCAAACTGAGCTCCAATAAATGAAAGAATATACATGATTACATCAACAACATATCCTCCTACAACTTTATTGGTAAACATTCCACCCAATGCAGCAATACTCGCAACAGAATAATGATACCTACCATTCATTATGTCTGCAATAAATCCATATGCAAATAGAGTATTCGGAAAGTAGAGAACCAATAGCGATAAAAAACTTAAATCAGTTGGAGCTCCTGACGTAAATGCTCCTTCTGTATATAGCTTGTGACCATACGCTACTCCAATCAGCACAAATAGTATAGTAGTTATGATAGCAGATATTCCGCCAGCGTCCATTGCTTATTCCCACGATACAAAATCATGAGAAACTACAAATGAGTATCTACGGAACTAGTTCTTCGTGGGGCGATCAATGTATGAACTCGGATCAAAGTCCAATCAATCTATCGCAATCATCTTCTAAACCATGTGATCTAATGTGTGAACTTACATTTGACGATGCTTATATTTCTCAAGCGAATGTCATAGTTTCAGATGAAGGTCTCATTCTACAGAGCCAGACCAATCTTGGCAGTTGTAAGTTTGCAGGTGAAACATATACATGTCAGACACTACTTGTTACTCATCCAAGTCATCATACAATAGAAAACGTTCAGGCTGATGCCGAAGTAGTAGCTATATTTAGTAGCCCGACATCTGGTCTTCTTTGCGTGAGCTCTTTAGTAAGAGTTAATCCCACATCTTCAAATTCATCCCATTTTTTTAATGCATTCGTCCCCTATGCGAATCCAAGTGTAGCTTCTACATCAGTAGCGTTAGGTGAACAGTGGGGATTATTTATGATGGTTCCATCTGTTGGGTCATATTATGTTTATGATGGATCACTAGTGATTCCTCCGTGTCAACAATGCAAATGGGCGGTGTTCAATACGATGATTACAATTGATTCAAACGATTTTGCTCTTCTTGTAAAAAATGTAATACCTGGTTCCAGACCCATTCAACAGCTTGGAAATCGTGAAGTCTTCTTCAATGATATTGCGCAGTTACCTGGTGGACCTATGCCTCGAGATGGTAAGACATATATGAGATGTAAGAGATCCGGTAAAAAACCAGATGTAAAAGATGTAACATCTGCTCCACTTGGTAACGAAAAGAGTAAAGATGATAAAAAAAAGAAGCACTGGATACACGAGTGGGCCGCTAAACAGATAGAGATAAATGGATTTATTGAGTTATTAAATGTATTTCTAATTCTTCTCTCTGTCGGAGGTGGCATATATTATGGATATCTTCAGTCGAGTGGACCGCAGGGAATGTATCTTATTCTGGCTGGGCAAAAACTTGCAGCTTGGCTGCGTTCTTTTTTTATAAAGTCTAGTAGTCCTGTTTTTACATCTTCTACTATTACTTAGTGCTTCCGCTCATCCCAGCAGGTCTCGTGTTCCTCGGGTGCACCCCATACCGTTTCGTCCTCCTCTTCATCGTCATTATCAAAAGCATCGTCGCTAAAGTCAAACTCCTTCTTAGGCTTCCGATATCTGCGGTTATTTACAAATGTCCACTTCTCCTCTTCAGGAATCTCCTTCTCAGGCATAATCTGATCTTCTTCATAATCGTCTTCCGGCTCGCTGAACCGGTGCATATTACGAAACCGAGGAAGCTGGAATACATCTTCATATCTGTCGTCTGTACGATTCTTCTCGCGCTCCTGATCCTCCTTCAGCTTATCATCTGTAGCCTTCCACTCGGATGCAAGCTCACTAAATTTACGGCCACCTGACCAAATACTACCCGAACTCGCGGGTGCGTTATTTCCCAGACTTGGGAAATTCTCTGTGGTGTCTTCAAGGCCCCGCTCTTCGGCCTTCTTCTTCTCTTCGATTTCTAGCTGGTGTCGCTCCTGCTCAACCTGCCAGAATGGCTTCTCATGCGGGCGACGAGGAGCACGGCGCTCCTTCTGAAATACATTTTTCAGCTGCATTGATGTCGACTGTTCGCTTGTAATTTGATTATTACGCATGTGCGGTGGAACGTATGAATTGTTCGACATTGTTGAATATCCTATAACATCGTATTATTTTGGTAATACTAAATCCGTTTTTGATGAATCATTTTCATGATGAAAACGAAAACAACTAAGTTACCATCGATATAATAACATGGTAAACTGTGTTGTTATTTCAACAAATGGTACATTCGGAGATGTTCAAATTCCATCTAAGACAGCTGATGTTTTAGAATGGATTCGTAAAAAATATAAGAACTCAGAAATCCAATTTCAGGGTAAGATTCAAGATTCTATCAAAGATACTCATTGGTTAAGCATATTTGCTGCTACAAATGGAGACGAAGAGCATATTAATCATCACATGCTTCCTTCACCATTTGATGAAGAATCTTATACTGGTCAGATCGTGATTCTTGCATCTGAGTCAGATGAACAAGATCAATATGACGCCAACATTTCTGCATATGTTAATCTAAAATCTGATCATTATGAGACTGTATTCCAAGAGTGGGCATTTGCTAATGATGAGGAAGATGAAGCAGAAATCCCAGATGTTGAAGACGAAGATGTTGTAGCTGATGAAATGTTAGATGACGAGGAAGAAGAAGAACTTGTAAATTCTCGAGAAGTTGTACATGTTGTTAGACCGATTCAAAATCATTCTAAGAATGTGTTTGTAGAATGTGCGATGC